CCCCGAAGACAACCCTCCAGCAACAGATCGAAGAGCTCCGACACATGCCTGTGTCGCGGCTGCGCGAGCGCTACGCCGACGCCTTCGGCGAACCGACGACATCCGGGAACCGCCAATGGCTGTTCCGCCGCGTGGCCTGGCGAATCCAGTCGCTCGCGGAGGGGGACCTCTCCGAACGGGCGCGTCGTCGGGCCGCCGAGCTGGCACGGGACGTCGACGTCCGGGTCCGGCCCCCGACGTATGGGGAACCCGCCGCCGAGCCGCGCTCGGGCACCCGCTTGGTGACGATCACGGGGCGGATCGCCTCGGCGGGCAACGACCGCCTGCCTGCGCCCGGCTGCGTCCTTCGCCGCGTGTTCAAGGAGAAGGAGCATGAGGTCACGGTGCTCCCCCAAGGCTTCGAGTACGAGGGGAAGGTGTACCGCTCGCTGTCGGCGGTGGCGACGGCGATCACCGGTTCGCACTGGAACGGTTTCTTGTTCTTCGGGCTGACCAAGAAGGGGGCCGTATGACGACCGCCACGTCAAGCCGAGCCGATCGAGCCGCCGTGAACGGCTCCGCTGGTGGGCACGCAACATCAAAGCCGGGCCCGCGATCGATTCGCTGCGCCATCTACACCCGCAAGAGCACCGAGGAGGGGCTCAACCAAGAGTTCAACAGCCTTGACGCCCAGCGCGAGAGCGCGATCGCGTACATCGCCAGCCAGAAGAACGAGGGGTGGCAGTGCCTCCCCGAGAAGTACGACGATGGCGGGTTCACCGGCGGGAATATTGAGCGACCATCGCTGAAGCGACTGATGGCCGATATCGAGACGGGACAGGTCAACTGCGTCGTGGTCTATAAAGTCGACCGCTTGAGCCGGTCGCTGATGGACTTCTCGCGGCTCATGGAGCTCTTCGACCGCAAGGGCGTGTCGTTTGTGAGCGTCACGCAGCAGTTCAACACGACCCACTCGATGGGGCGGCTGACGCTCAACATCCTCCTGTCGTTCGCGCAGTTCGAACGCGAGATCATCTCCGAGCGCACGCGGGACAAGATCGCGGCGGCGCGCCGAAAGGGGAAGTACGCCCTTGGCAAGCCGATCCTCGGGTACGACTACGTGCCCTATCCCCCGCCCTTCACGGGTCGCCGGTTGGTGGTCAACAAGGACGAGGCCGCGCGGATTCGGCGGATCTTCGAGCTGTACCTCGAGGTACGGAGCATCATGCAGGTCGCCGATGAGTGCAACGCACGCGGGTGGGCGACGAAGACCTGGACCACGACCGCTGGACGGGTCGTCGGCAACCGGGCGTTCGACAAGACGATCATCTCCCGGCTCCTCCGTAATCCCCTCTACGTTGGAAAGGTACCGCACAACGGAGCGGTCTACGACGGCGAGCACGAAGCCATCGTCGACGAAGATCTCTTCCGCCGCGTGCAGACCCAACTGAAGCTGGCAGCGGAGCGCGGCGGGGCGAGCGTCAAGAACTCGACCGGCTCGCTGCTTGGCGGGTTGGTGCGGTGCAAGGGATGCGGGTGTGCCATGTGCCCGAGCAGTGCATCAAAAAAGAAGCCCGACGGTTCGCGTGTCCGCTACCGCTACTACGTCTGCTCCAACGCAGTGAAACGTGGGCGGAAGCACTGCGCTGCGCCGTCTTTGCCCGGGCCTGCCCTTGAGACGTTTGTCATCGAGCAGGTCAAGGCCGTCCTCGTCAATGACCTGTCGATGCGCGCCGTCGTCGCCCGGGCGCTGGATCTGTTGCGGGAGGCGGCGGACCTCCGCGTCGCGGAACGCACACGGTTGCAGACCGTGCTTGAACGACTGTCAGGCGAGGAGCAGACGCCAGCGACACTCCGGGAGATCGAGCGTGTTCGCCGAACGCTGACGGCCCTGGCCCGGCAGATAGAACTGGACGCTGATCGCCTCATCGACGAGGACGAGGTGGTCGGGGCGGTCGAGGCATTCGACGGCGTGTGGAGCGCGATGACCCTTGCCGAGCAGGCAGAGTTCCTCCACGTCGTGATCGCCACCGTCGAGTACGACGGCCAGTCACAGAACGTCTCCATCACCTTTCAACCCGGAGCGGAAGCCTCGGATGAACCAGCGCGGCCATGAACACTCCCACCAAATCTCGTGAACGCCAACCAGAGCACCAGTCGATCACCACGACGGCACGATTCGTCATTGGCGGGCGCGGCCACGCGGCGTCCGAGCAGGCAGGTTTAACACCCTCGCCGGTGCCGGGGCGCGTTCCCCGCGTCGCCAGGCTGATGGCGTTGGCGATCCGTTTCGACGCCCTCGTTCGGGAGGGCACAGTCTCAACGCAGGCCGATCTCGCCGCGGTTGGCCACGTCACCCGCGCCCGCGTTACGCAAATTATGAACCTGCTTCACCTCGCGCCAGACCTCCAGGAGGCGATTCTTGACCTGCCGCCGGTTCGTGCGGGCCGTGATCCGATCACCGAACACGACCTTCGCCCCATCGCCGCCGAGGTGGAGTGGACCGCCCAACGGAGCCTCTGGAGAAGGCATTATCAGACCAGGATCGAGGGGGCATCTATTTGTATGGGCAGGCGGGCTTGAAGACATGACGCCCGGCGGTCGATACCAATAACAGCGACCTGCCAGTGAAGGCGGAGCAGTGTGCTCTGATCTCGTGGTCGTGAGGCCACCGAGATGGGACATACCCGATTAGGATATTTACCGAGATCGCGCAAGTGGCGAGAGGTGATCGGCCTCATCGCCGCCGGCGCTGGCGCTGACCAAATCGCCACCGCGATCATTCGCGCAGCCGAGACGGGTCTCATGGCCTCGGCGCACCATCCCGGCCTCGTCGAGGCGTTCTGGTCACTCACACAGTTGACGCAGGCAGCCCGCGAGACGGACTTCGCCGCTGGGCTCCGTGCCCGTGGGTTCAACGTCCCCGACAACCCGAGCCTCCCTGCGATTCTCAGCGCCGTTTCGCAGAACGTCGATCGGGCAATGCCCAACAACAAAGGTCGCACGGACCTTGGGGAGATGGCCCAGACTGCAGCGATTGAGGTGACCAATCAGATCGTGACGCAGCGGGCCTCGTCGCTCTTTGGCGCGACCGCGCAGGACGTCCAGCGAGCATTCCGCGATCTGGGCACCGAGAAGAACTTCGGCGACCTTGGAAAACGGTTCTTTGGGCAGTTGACCAACAAGGTGCTGCAGTTCTACGCCAGTCGGGAGTGTGCCAACCACGTCGGTCAAGGCCAGCGGTTCGCCAACCTTGCCGCCAAGGCCGCGTTCGATCAGGCGATGGACACGCACTGCCGCCAGGCATCCGTGATCGTGCAGAAATTTGCAGGGGATTGGCAGTCCAAGCAGAATTGGACGAACAAAGACACTGGCGGGATCACCCGGAAGCACGCCGAAGGCTTCGCGCACCAAGCGATGAAGAAGATGGTCGCCGAGCTAAAGGAGGGCAACAAGTGACCCCTCCTGAAATGCTGTTCGCGTGCAACGAGGCCGCCTCGTCCCACCCCGGCATCGTCGCGGGGGTGGCCAAGCTCCGCACCGCCGGGCACGGTAAGAACGTCCGAGTCGAACTCAACGACATCGGTCGCCAGTTCCACCAGGACATCGCTCCGGCGCTGGTTGACCTGGTCGAGATTGCCGCATTCGTCTACGTGGCCGACCAGATGAACCGTCGTGGAGCCGACGACGTCGAAACGATGGGCGCGAACTGGCGACGGCGGATGCGATTTGAGATTCCTGTTCGGGTTCCAGCGCTCTGGAAGTCGGCTCCTGTCGACGACGCGCTGATGGAACTGCTCAGCTTTCTCTCAGAGGACGAGTACGAGTTCACATTCAGTCAGTACAAGAACCCGCCAGCACTCGACTCATACCTCAGCTTTGGCAAACTCGTTCAGCCGACACCGCCGGAGTCAGTGGTGCTCTTTTCGGGCGGTCTGGACTCGCTTGGCGGTGTTGTCGAGGAGGTCGTGCGAGACAAGCGGGCTGCACTACTGGTCACCCACGCCTCGGCCGGAACGATGCGGGAGCGGCACCACACGCTCACGTCCATGATCAGCAACGCGACCAGCGGCCCCCGCCCGCACTTCATCACTGTGCGTGCGAGCAAGGAGCACCGGGCAGAGAAAGAGTACACGCAGCGCGCCCGTTCATTTCTCTACGCCTCGTTTGCCGTTGCGGTGGCACGCATGGCGGACCTGAACGCCATCCGCTTCTACGAGAATGGGGTCGTCAGTCTCAATCTTCCCATGTCGCCGCAAGTGGTCGGCTCTCGCGCGACGCGCACGACACATCCGCGCGTGCTGGCGTGCATGCGCAAGTTCTTCTCACTTGTCACGAACACGCAGTTCGACGTGGAGAACCGCTTCCTTTGGAAGACCAAGGCGGACGTCGTGGCCGACATCGTGAAGGCCGGGCACGGGGCGATGATCGACTACTCGATCAGCTGCACACACACCCGCAAGTACCGGAGGGACAAACCTCACTGCGGGGTGTGCTCGCAGTGCATCGACCGTCGTTTCGCCGTCCTTGCGGCCGGCGCGGGACAGTTCGAGCCGGAAGATCGGTACCGCCACAAGCTGTTGACCGACCCGCGGGACGAGGGTGAGTCTCGCATCATGCTGGCATCCTATTTGGAGACCGCCCAGCAGGTGGCCGCGATGGACATCACCGCGTTCTACAACCGATACGGGGAGGCGGTTCGGGCTTTGCCTCACATCGCGCTGCCGGTCGACGACGCGGCCAAGCGGATCTTCGAGCTTTACAAGCGACACGGGGAGCAGATCGTCGGAGCCATCGAAACTGCGGGCAAGGCGCACATGAGCGAGATCGTTAGGCGCACGCTGCCCGAGAGTTGCACGCTCCGATTGGTTCACGACCCAAATCCCAACACTGCCCCGGCGAGCGCCCCATCCGTCTCCGGCGCGATCGAGCCACCGCCGCCCACGCACCAGCTTGTCCAGAAGGGTCAAGGGTGGGTCCTGTGGTACGAGTCTATCGACAAGCACTTCGAGTTGAGCGTGGGGATGGTGTATGTCCATGCACTTCTTTCCTCGCCGAACAAGCGGTTTACGGTGGCGGAGCTCTACGCAATTGCCCGACCTCACATGAAAGACATCCCGTCGGCACGCTCCGAGGCCGTTTTCGACCAGAAGGCGGCGAGCGCGTATTGGCAGCGACTGAACGAACTGGACTCGGACATCGCCGCCGCTGAAAAGACCCAAGACGCCACCGCCAAGAGTGTCGCCGAGAACGAGAAGGCGAAGTTGCTGGGCGAGCTCAAAGCTGCCCGCTTCGGCAATCGGATGAAGGTGGAGAGCACCGACCAGAAGCGGCTCCGAGATCGGGTGCGCAACGCTCTCGACCGCACCATTGACAGCATCAAGAAGTGGCATCCGACCGCCGGCGCTCACATTGACGGGGCCATTCTCCGTGGGTCCGTCATGACCTATGCGCCGGTCGACGTTCCGCCGTGGGATTTCTAAGCCGCTACGCCGAATGTAGCGGCCCGCTACGCCGCGTGTAGCCCCGGGGATGCCGGAGCGGCTGCCCGGCAGGATGTCCTCCTCGTTCACTGATCCACATCTCGCTCCGAGCTGCTGCCGGGCCCCTGCGGGCGATGTCTGAATCGAGGAGGCTTCAATGCCTTCGATCGCAGCAGACGTGGCGCTGTCATGCGCCGAGCGTAGCGGGCTCTCCGCTTTTCCATCCCTCACCGTCCAGCAGATCCGGTTCCGCACCGATCGGCTGGGCCGGCTGTTCGCCCTCTCAACGGAGGAGGTCGCTGATCTCCGCCAGGAGGTTGCAGCCGAGATCACCCGTGCGATGCGACGCTTCAACCCCGCGATCGCATCGCAGACGACGTACTGCAAGGGTGTCATGAACCTGTGGTACGGCAACAAGTGCAAGCAGCTCCGCCGTGAGGCGAAGTGGAGTGCGCGTCTTGAGCCGCTCCCGGCGTTCGGTTCCGAGAGCGCGGAGTACGTCGAGCGTCGCCGGAACGCAGTTGCCGAAGTCGATCTCCGTTTGGACATCGAGTCTGCGATCGCTCGCCTCCCTGACGGCCTGTTGCCGGTCGCGCGCGACCTCTTGTGCGGCAAGTCGATCCCTGAGATCGCGGCGGCACGCGGAGTCCACCGCGGAACTGTGAATCGGATCGTGTTGCAGCTGCGGGTCTACCTGGCAGACCTGGACCCGCATTCCAACTAGCGCGCGACAAGCGGCGGCCGTGGGCAGAGGGGTACTGGCGTGCCCCTCGCCCACGCCACGCCGCTCCAGCCCGATCGAGCGCTCCCGCTCGTCCGGCTTGGCCAGGGTGCTTTCACCCGCGACGTCTGGCCCGAGGACCTCGATCCCGCATTCCGCAGCCACGGAGAACCCATGCCCGCTCCCGCAACAGCCACCCTCATGAATCAGATCAGCAAGGGCCGCAAGGCCCGTCCCCGCCGCGTGATGCTGTACGGCACTCACGGCATCGGCAAGAGCACCTTCGGCGCGATGGCCGAGAAGCCCATCTTTGTTCCCACCGAAGACGGACTGGCCGACATCGACTGCGAGTCGTTCCCGCTGGCCCGCAGCCTCGGCGAGGTGATGGCGGCGCTCGAGTCCCTCTACTCGGGTGACCACGACTACCGCACGGTCGTCATCGACAGCCTGGACTGGCTCGAGCGGCTGATCTGGGGTGAAGTCTGCGCTGACGAGAGCGTCGAGAACATCGAGAAGATCGGCTACGCGAAGGGATTCGCCTTCGCGGTCGACAAGTGGCGGGCGGTGCTCGGTGCGCTCGATGCGCTCCGCAGCGATCGCGGCATGACGGTGGTCCTCATCGCCCACGCCAAGATCGAGAAGTTCGAGAACCCCGAGACTGTGCCGTACGACCGCTACTCGCCGCGCCTGCACAAGCTCGCGTCGGCGCTGGTGCAGGAGTGGGCCGACGAGGTGCTCTTCGCCACGTACAAGGTCCACACCATCAAGGTCGACGAGGGTTTCAACAAGGCCAAGCACAACGGTGTGAGCACGGGCGAGCGGATTATCCGCACCGTCGAGCGTCCGGCGCACGTCGCCAAGAACCGCTTGGGTCTGCCCGAGGAGATCCCGCTGGACTACCGCGTTTTCGCGGCGCTCGTGCGCGGCGAAGACCCGTCAGCTGCCGTCGCAACCCCTGCCCCCACCACCGACACCAGCGCGGCCTGAGCGCCGTTCCTGTTGTCCATCCCTCATCCGCCCATCACCAACCGCAAAGGAACTGACTCATGGCCACTCTAAACAACTTTGATGCCAACCAGGTTGACCCGTCCGTCGCTCTCGACCCGCTGCCCGCGGGCAAGTACCTCGCCGTCGTCTCGGAGTCGGAGCTCAAGCCGACCAAGACCGGCGGAGGCAAGTACCTGCAGCTGACCTTCCAGGTCATCGACGGCGAGTTCAAGGGCCGTCTGGTCTGGGCCCGCCTCAACCTCGAGAACAAGAGCGAGATGACGGTCAAGATCGCTCGCGGCGAGCTCTCGGCCATCTGTCGCGCCATCGGCGTGATGCAGCCCAAGGACTCGGTGGAGCTGCACAATGTCCCGCTGGAGATCAACGTCGGGCTGAAGAAGCGCGACGACAACGGCGAGTTCACCAACGTCATCAAGGGCTACGCCAAGAAGGGCGGAGGTGGTTCGCCGGTGAGCGCCCGCGCCCCCGTCGGCGCTGGCCCAGGGAGCACGCCGCCCTGGAAACGCTGAGCCCATCCGGTCGCGTCCTGGAGCTCCCGTACCCGCCCAGTGTGAACCACATCTGGCGACGGATGGGGTCGAGGACCGTGCTGAGCCGCGAGGGGCGGCGCTACCGCGCAAGCGTGTGCGCCGCCCTCGCGGCGATGCGTGTGGTTCGGATGAACGGGCGGCTGGAGGTACGCGTCACCGTCTGCCCGCCCGACAACCGCCGCCGCGACCTGGACAACGTGCAGAAGGCGCTGCTCGATGCCCTGGCAAAAGGCGGGGCGTACCGCGACGACTCGCAGATCGATCGGCTGGTTGTTGAACGCGGCCCGGTGACGCTGGGCGGCAAAGTGCTGGTGGAGATTCATGGCATCACTCCCACAAACAGCTCACCCTCGCGATCCCCGGCTGGCCCGGCGTGCGCCTGATGGAACCCGCCACGGCGATCCCATCCCCGGCAGCCGGTTTTTCAGGTCGTTCTGCAGTTGCTGCGGAGAGCCCATGCGGATGGACGCAGATCGGCTGGACGGCGAAGTGCTGTGCAGTGACTGCGACCCGCCACACATCGGTGTGGGTGGTCCGGCTTCCGCTCTCAACAGCATCGAGAACGACCCGGATGCTTGGCGACCGTCTTTCCTGGCTGACTAACCAATCGGAGCCTGCGCCTTGCAGTTGAGGTCCTACCAATCCGACGCCATCGCCGCCGTGTATGAGCACCTGCGCTCTCGTGACGACAACCCGTGCGTTGTCATTCCGACCGGCGGGGGCAAGACGCCGGTCATCGCCACGATCTGCCGCGACGCCGTCGGCCAATGGGGTGGCCGCGTCGTGCTGCTGGCGCATGTGAAGGAACTCCTCGAGCAGGCTGCCGACAAGCTCCGCACGATCGCGTCCGACGTGCCGATGGGCATCTACTCGGCTGGCCTCAAGCGCAAGGACCTCGGCTACGCCGTTACTGTCGCGGGTATCCAGAGCATCTGGAAGAAGGCGTGTGACCTCGGACCCGTCGATCTGATCATCGTCGACGAGGCCCACATGGTCCCCGCCGAGGACGACGGGATGTACCGGCAGTTCATTGCCGATGCCAAGGTTGTGAACCCGCACGTCCGCATCATCGGGCTTACGGCAACGCCGTACCGCATGAAGTCGGGATCGATCTGCGCGGCGGAGAACATTCTCAACCACGTTTGCTACGAGGTCGGCGTCCGCGAGTTGATCGTACAGGGCTTTCTATCGCCGCTCAAAACCAAGGCCGGTCTTCAGAAGATCAGCACCGACGATCTGCACGTCCGCGCCGGCGAGTTCGTCGCCAGCGAGGTCGAGGACCTCATGGACAAGGAGGGACTGGTCGAGGGCGCGTGCGCTGAGATCGCCCAGCACACCAAGGACCGCAGCGCCACGCTGATCTTCTCGTCGGGCATCCGCCACGGGCAGCACCTCGTGGATGTGCTCAAAGCGAAGCACGGCATCGAGAGCGGCTTCGTGACCGGCGACACGCCCGACGGTGTCCGGGCCTCGATCCTCGGCCGCTTCCGTTCGGGCGAGCTCAAGTACCTGTGCAACGTGAACGTACTGACGACCGGGTTCGACGCCCCGCACATCGACTGCGTGGCGCTGGTGCGGCCCACCATGTCGCCGGGCCTGTATTACCAGATGGTGGGCAGGGGCTTCCGGCTGCACTCGGGCAAGAACGACTGCCTCGTCCTGGACTTCGGCGGCAACGTGCTCCGGCATGGCCCCGTCGACGCCATCCGCATCTCGACCGATGATCGCGGCGACGGCGAAGCGCCCGCGAAGGAGTGCCCCAACTGCCAGGCCCTCATCGCGGCGGGATACCAGACGTGCCCGCAGTGCGGGCACCAGTTCCCCGAGCCGAACCGCCAGCAACACGAAGCGAAGGCGAGCACCGAGGGCATCCTCAGTGGCCAGACTACTCGCGAGGAGCACCGCGTAAGCGAGACGACGTACCACGTCCACTACAAGCGCAGCGACCCCTCCGCGCCGCTGACCATGCGGGTCGAGTACCGCGTCGGCTTCAACCGCTTCTTCCGCGAGTGGGTCTGCTTCGACCACACCGGGTACGCCCGCACGAAGGCGGAGGCCTGGTGGCGGGCTCGCTCGGTCGAGCCCGTGCCCAGCGGCACGGAGGAGGCGGTCGAGATGGCGCAGGCCGGAGCGCTCGCACCGACGCTCTCCATCACCATTGAGAAGAAGGCCGGCGATCAGTTCGAGCGTGTTACGCAGCACGTTCTCGGCGACAAGCCCCCGCGACTCGACAGCGAAGAAGGCCTGCCGGACCGGCCGCCGGAGCCAGCGGGCATGACGTACGGCATCCCTGAAGACGAAATCCCCTTCTGAACAAGGAGTACCCGATGATCACGATCACGATTGAAGAGACCGACAAGGACGGGCAGTTGCTCGGCCGCCACGTGGCCTCCGCGCCCATCGACAAGAACGACACCAAGGGAATCGGCTCGCTGCTCGCGCGAAGCCTCGGCGGCCTCATGTACCACACCGAGGCGCGTGCGGAGGTCCCGCTGTTGATCGCGGCCGCCGGGACGCATCGGGCCAGTTCTTGCACGCGGGCGATCGGCCACGCTGCTGGTCTGGCCACCGGGACGTACGGCTTCGACCTTGCGATCAAGCCCGTGATCGAGATCGACCGCCTGCTGGACTACCGCGCCAGCAAGCGCGACCGCGAGACCGCTGCGCAGACGCTCAAGATCATGGGCGCCACCATCCGCCGCCGCGAGGACAACGACTAAGCGATGAGCGATGGCCCTTCCATCCTGCTCGAGTCGGCTCGCACGTACCTCGCTCGTGGGTACGCGGTGATCCCCGTGCCCGCGCGCAAGAAGATCCCCGTGCTCAAGGGGTGGACGGAGCTGCGCCTATCCGAACCCGATCTGCCGGCGCACTTCAACGGCACCGGCAACATCGGCGTGCTTCTGGGCGAGCCGAGCGGATGGCTCGTGGACGTCGACCTCGATTGCGAGGAGGCGGTAACGCTTGCGCCCAAGTTCCTGCCGCCGACGGGCGCAACATCCGGCCGCCCGGGCAAGCCCGCGTCGCACTGGTGGTACGTCTGCGAAGGGGCGAAGACCCGCAAGCACCAGGACCCGGTCTCCAAGAAGATGATCGCCGAGCTCCGGAGCACCGGCGCTCAGACCGTCGTCGGCCCAAGCATCCACCCGAGCGGGGAGCCCTACGACCCGCTCGACGGCGAACCCGCGGTGGTCGACGCCAGGGAACTGGCGGCCGCAGTTGCGGCGCTGGCCGAGGCCGTGACCGAGGCGCGGCACGGGCGCAAAGAACGTGAGCGTTCCCAGTCTCTTCCGCTAGGAACGCCGACGTTCCTAGCTGGCGACGCCGTGCTCCGCCGCGCCGCGGCGTATCTCGATCGCATTCCGCCTGCAATCTCAGGCTCGGGCGGGCATGGCCAGACCTACACCTCCGCCACCGCAATGGTGCACGGGTTCGGGCTCGACCCCGACGCGGCGTTCAACCTGCTGTGGGATCGGTACAACCCGCGCTGCCAGCCTCCGTGGTCGGAGAAGGAACTGCGGCACAAGGTCACCGACGCGGCCAACAAACCCCACGACAAGCCGCTGGGTTGGCTGCGCGATGCGCAGAAAGCCGACGACCTGGGCGGGGTGGACCTGTCGGGGTTCTTGGCCGCGCCGGCGCAGGCGAGCGAGGAGACGTCGACTCCGGACGACGACGCTCCGGTCGATCCGGGCCCGCTGCCCGAGCGTTACCTCGCCGTGCCCGGGTTCATCTCCGAGGTGATGGCGTTCAACAAGCAGACGGCCCACCGCTGGCAGCCGATGCTTGCGCTCGCCGGCGCGATGTGCCTGCAGGCCGTGCTCGCCGGGCGAAAGGTCCGCGACGAGCGCGGCAACCGCACGAACCTGTACGTCGTGTGCCTGGCGGGGTCCGGGTCCGGCAAAGACAACGCCCGCATGATTAACAAGGCCGTGCTGTTCAAGGCCGGGCTCAACGGGCTCGAGGGCAACGAGGACCTCGCCAGCGACGCCGGGCTGGTGACTGCTGTCGAAGCCGAGCCCGCGATCCTGTTCCAGATCGACGAGTTCGGCCGCTGGCTCAGGACGATCGGGGACCCGAAGAAAGCCCCGCACCTCTTCAACGTCATCTCGACGCTCATGAAGATGTACTCGTCGGCGCGGAGCGTCTTTAAGGGCAAGGCCTACGCCGATGCGAAACGCAACAAGGTCATCGACCAGCCGTGCGTGTCGCTCCTGGCGACGACCGCGCCCGAGCACTTCAAGCACGCGCTCACGCCCGACGCCATGAGCGACGGGTTCATGGCCCGGCTCATCGTGTTCGAGACCGGCGAGATGCCGCCCCGGAGTTGGCAGCCCGAGAAGGATCCGCCGCAGGCGATCGTGGACGCGGCGGAATGGTGGGGCGCGTTCAACCCCGGCGGCAACCTCAGCCGCGAGCACCCCAAGCCGATGATCGTGCCGACGACCGACGGGGCCCGCGCCGTCTTCAACCGCCTCGCGGCGCTCGCGGACGCGGAGATGGAGCGCCCGCGCGAGGACCTGCGGTCCATCTGGGCTCGCGTCGAGGAGAAGGCGTGCCGCCTGGCGCTGATCTACGCGTGCTCCAAGAACCGCGAGACGCCGGTCATCGACGCCGACGCAGCGGAATGGGCGTGCGGTCTGTCCGAGCACCTGACCCGGCGCGTGCTCTACCTCGCCCACGAGTACGTGTCGCAGGGCGAGTTCGACGCCAAGCAGAAGGCCGTCCTCCGCGCGATGCGAACCGCAGGCGGACGCATGACCCGGTCGCAGATGTGCCGCGTGACCCAGCACCTGACCCAAAGGGAGCGGGATGACGTGCTTGAGAACCTCAAGGAGACCGGCCGCTTGAAGGAAGCCATCGAACCGACCGCCGGGCGGTCAAGGAGGGTGTATGAACTCCTGCCGTAGCAGGCCAGAAATGCGGGTCGGGCGTGCTCGGACCCTTCTTTCAC